CATATACCTCTTGCAATTCTTATAACGTGGTAAGTTTAATACATCTGCCCAACCTTGCACCATGGCATTATAGGAGGAGAAAGCCTGGAAGGCGCAAGGTATTTTCTTACCATTCTTGTAGCAATCATCCATTGCATTCATCTTCTTACCAGTGCCTCTGTATTTTATTCCTCCAGGATTCAATGCTTTTGCCATCAACTTACTTTCTATTCCGGCATTGGTAGCCTCAATGATGAAAAAGGCATAAATAACGGAGATTGGCAGATTAGTCTTTTTGTGCATGGTATAAAAGAAATCTTCATACATAAAGCCTAACCAGATTCTTCTTAAATCTACCAGACTTTTATTCTTTAATCTTCTAAAGCCTTGTTCTTCTAAAAACTGTTGTAGTTCTATCTTATCCATGCTCTTTATCTGTATGCCTGGCAGATTCTTCATGTCAATGACCATTAGATTATCCTGTGGATATTCCTTTGCAGGGTTTGGAGCTGATACCTTGCTGGCTGTGTAGCCATGGCCGACAAGGGAGATAAAGAGAGAGGAGGCAATCATAAATAAAAGCAGATAGCCTTTAACTTTTGTTTGTTTGTTCATACTGATAATGTTTACTGATTAATTAAAATGGTAAGTCACCATCTACTCCTTCAAATGTAACCTTGCTAGTCGGAGGAGCGGACAGTGGAGTAGGTTCTGCAGTAGGCTTTCCTCCAAATTCAAGGGAAGTTACACGGCAATTAATAACGGCTGCTGGCTCTCCATTCTTTTGAGTGTAGGCATTTACTCCACCACTACCTTCTACTACAATATAAGTACCTTTAGTAATAAATGGCTTTAGCTTTTCACCTCGCTCTCCCCAGACATTACAACTTACCCACACTGTTTTCTCTGATGGATTAGGACCATAAACCTTTTCTGTATGCGCAACACTAAATGAACATACCATAGTATCACCAACGCTTTTTAATTCAGCATCTTGTCCTACTCTTCCGGAAACAATTAATTTTATCATATAAATTTATTTTTTGCAAAGTTATATATTTATTATATATTTGCAACATTAAAACAAATAAATATGGAAAAAATTATGTTGGCTAAAAAGAAAGGTGTTTTGTTAAATGATGAGATTCACGAGAAATTACTAAAGATTCAGATTGATATTTCTTTTAAGACTGGTAAAAGGATTTCTCTTGAAAAAACTATTGAACACGTTTTAGATAATTATAAGAAATGAAGTTAACTACATTTACATCATCTAAAAGTCAGGCAACTGACTACTACCGTTCAATAGGCCCATTTACAAGGTTAGCTTTACAGAAGAAATTTGAGCATACTATTTGCACACAAGAAAGAGCGCAGTGGCATGACATTTACAACACTGACATTGTATTAATACAACGACCTAACTCTACTGCATCCTTGGGAATAATGGCAGATGCAAAGAGGATGGGCAAGAAGGTGATAATAGATTTTGATGATCACTTGCTGGATGTTCCGGAAGATAATCCGGCAAATAATTATTTTGCTAATCCACAAGTACAAAAGCAAATACAAGATACTTTTTTATTTGCCGATGCTGTCATAGTATCTACTAAAAAGCTATATGACCTTTACCATCCCATGTGCCAGGGAAAGATTCCTATGTTTGTTATTCCTAATGGCTGGAATCCAACAGACCTACCAATGTTTGAGGTAAAGGAAAGGCATACTCCTACAAGATTTGTATGGAGAGGAGGAAGTACACATTTTAGTGATCTTCATACAATCAAGCCAGAGATTAATCAGATGCTTGAAATGGACACAGAAGTTACTTTCTTTGGCTTAAATAAGTTTATGATGTACGACTTAAACAAGAAAGCTATCAATGTTGACTGGTCATCTATGTTTGTCTATTTTACATTTATGCAGCGCATAGAAGGTGACTTTGGATTCTATCCTTTAGTTCGTAATGATTTTAATCAAAGTAAAAGCAATATCTTTGCTATAGAGTGTATTGCTAATGGTATGCCAGTTTTAGCAGATAGTTTTTTTCCAGAGTTTAATATACCTGGTGTTATACCTTACAGTAATCCTAATGAGTTTATAGAGTTAGTGACTAATATAGTTAATGGCAACATTGACAAGGTAGCAGCCGTTAAGAGTGGAAGAAACTATGTTAAGGAGGTATTACACATAGACTTACTAAACAAGAAGCGATGGGAGATATTAAAAGGGATATAGATGCCATACATAAGCAAGGGAATAGGTAGTACCATACATAAGGCTAAGATGCAGCGCATACCAAGCGGTGAGCAAGGCAGCTACAATAACGCATGGCATAAGATGAGCAAGGCATACAGACGTGCCAATCCCTTATGTGAATGTTGCATAGTCTTAGGTATAATGACAGACATAACGCCAGGTGATTATAAAGGATGCGTGGATCACATGATACCTATCACTCGTAATGGTTCGATGTACAATCTAAACAATCTATTAGCATTGTGTAAGTCTTGTCATGATACTAAGTCAGTCAATGAGAAGGGCAACATAGCACCAGTAAGCATACACATGGATGTGGATGGGAAGTATGTACCTGCAGACAAGGCACAGGTCATAGCATGGTTAGCGGACAAGGTGAGGAAGAGGGTCGAGGTCGAGGGCGAATTAAAACAATAAAACTATGTGCGTAAATAGTATTAAGGTTAAGTATTGTGAAAAACATAATTGCAGTTATATTCAACGTGGTAGCAGCGATAGAATGCACTGCCGTGAATGCACCAATGAGCGCAATAGAAATACGGTACGAAGTCAAAAGGCTAAGGAAAACAAGCGAGACTACGATAAAAAGTATGCTATTAAAAAAAGGTTGGAGAATCCTGATGTTTTAAAACAAGCACAGGAAAAATATAAACTTAGTTTAAAGTTTCAAGAAAGAAAAAATTATTACAAATACAAATCTAATGAAGGAAAGTTTTCTAATCTTTATTGTATTGAATGCAATAATGTTAGATTGTATGGAGATAAAATATGCGATAAATGTAAGGTTAGTAAAAGATATATAGCTGCGTACAATTATACATCCAAATGTAGGTATTGTAGTAAAGAGTTTGGTATAGATATAAAGTTAAATAACATTGGTATTATCCATCATTTAAATAATTATTGTTCTTTTGAATGTAATAAACAATCAAAAAAGATATCAAATAAAAATAATAGAAGAATATATATTCGAAAGTACAAAAGAATTAAAGATGATAAGCAATGGGCAAGGATATATGGTAATAAATATGAGCCAATTAGTAGAACGATTGTATATAGGAAACATAATTATATATGCACATCATGTGGTGTTAAGTGTTTACATCCTAATAAAGAAAACTATAATCAATCAAATGCAGCAACATTAGACCATATTATACCTAAATCAAAAGGTGGTTCACATACTTATGATAATGTTACATTACTTTGTAGGTCATGTAATACTATTAAAGGTAATAAGATAGTGACGCAATTTAAAAGAAACGAAAGTCAATATGAATTACAATTTATTGACTACATTCCGCAAGGGTTACAGTTACAATTACAAATCGAATGATGAAAGAGGTCGGAGAACAGGAGGACAGACCTCCAAAGACACGCGGGAGGGGTGCAAGGACCTCCATTAGCCATACATCGAACTGTGCAGAACAGAGCACATCAACGCAGCCTCTAAAAGGGGGTTCAATTCAAAAACATAAACCATAAACAAAATGGCACAAAAGAGCATAAAAACAAAACTACTCCAGGGCACCTTGGAGAAATCCAGAGTTAAGACATTTACTCCCGGTGAAATCGGTGAGCCGATGTTTAACTTGGATGCAGGTGAGCAAAGAATCTACAATCGCATCCGTGAACACCTTCACCTTCACAAGGCTGGAAAGCAGGTAGATGAGATTTACCTTTCAATCGCAGCACGGGCAATAGGTCATTTATTGCACAATGCCGAGATATTGAGCAAAGATGGTGCAGTTATGGTGCATCCTAACGGTGCAAGGCAGGTAAGTGCAGAATGGACTGCATTTAAGCAAGGTTTTGAGTTATTCCTTGAATTATCAAAGACTTTAGGCTTAGATCCGAAGTCAAGGCTAACTTTAGAGTATTTTCAAGATGGTAGTGGTGATGAAGAGGATGAGATTGCTAAACTTCTTAAAATGAACTAATAATGGAACAAGTTAAAGAAATTGCCATCTCCATCCTTGCCTCTGCCGTTGCTCTGGCACTTTTTTCTGTGCCGGTGTACATCATGTGGAATTGGTTAATACCTAATATTTTTAATCTGCCATACATTGACTATGTTGAGGCATGGGGCTTGATGGCATTTGCAGTTTTGCTAAATAGTATTTTTGGATTGACTGTAAAAAGTAAAAAAGATAAATGAAATTTATTGAGGATGTTGTTTCGGGAAAGTTATTGTTAGGCAATTACGCAAGGTTGGCAGTTGAACGGCATCTGAATGATTTAAAAAATAAGAAGTGGGAATATGTTTATTCCGAAGCTCACGCTAATAGGGCTTTTAACTTTATCTCTGCCCTCCGGCATACTAAAGGAGAATTTGCTGGGCAAAGGTTTAACATCCAACCTTTCCAGGAGTTTTTCATAAAGGTACTGTTTGGGTGGCAGAGAAAAGATGGAGGCAGACGATTCCGCAAGGCATACCTTGAAATAGCAAGGAAAAACGGTAAAACGGAGTTAGCTGCTGCTATTGCGGTGTATTGTTTCCTATGTGACAATGAAACAGGAGCGGAGGTGTACACAGCTGCAACTACCAGAGATCAAGCAAGAATAGCATTTGATACAGCAAAGGTTATGCTTAAATCACTAAAGGCAGATTCACGCACATTTAACAAGTTAGTAAATGTTTTAAAGTATAATTGCAATGTACCATCTACTAATTCTAAATTTGAGGCAGTGGCATCGGAGGCAGATACACTGGATGGACTTAATCCTCACTATGCCGGAATAGATGAATACCATTCACATAAAACAAGTGATGTTTTAGAGGTTATGGAAACTGGTATGGGTTCACGCTCACAGCCATTACTTCTTATTACCACTACGGCTGGCTTTAACCGTGAATCACCTTGCTATATGTTCCGGAAGGTAATGGTTGACATATTAGAAAATAGGAAAGTAGATAATAGCGTTTTTCCTCTGCTCTTTTGCCTTGATGAAGGTGACGATTGGCAGGATAAAAAGAACTGGACAAAATCCAATCCTAATCTGGGAGTTACTCCGTACATTAGTTACATGGATGACCAATTTCAAAAGGCATTAAACGAAGGAGCAGCAAAGCAAATTCAATTCATGACTAAAAATTTAAACGTATGGACAACTACCTCCAGCGTTTGGATTTCCAATAGTTACATTGAATCTACCAGATTAAAAGTAGATGATGATATTCTGTATAATAAAAAATGCTTTGCAGGTTTAGACCTTGCCTCCACTCGTGACATTGCTGCCTTAGTGCTTTGTTTCCCTGTGCAACAAGGACTTGATAAACCACATATAAAATCCTACTTCTTTTGCCCAGAGGATAACGTAAGGGAAAGATCGCTATCCGATGGAGTGCCTTATATCCAATGGGCACAGGATGGCGATATAATTATGACAGATGGTAACGTTACCGACTATGACTTTATAAAAGCTAAAGTAATTGACCTAACAACAAAATATAAAATAGAGTGTATAGCGTTTGATAGGTGGAATGCAAGTCAACTTGTTATTCAGCTCACAAATGATGGTGCAAACATGAAACCATTTGGACAAGGCTTTATTTCTATGTCTGCACCAACAAAAGAGATAGAAAAGATGTTTTTATCATCAGAAATAACACATGATGGTAATCCAGTCATGGAGTGGATGATGACAAACGTAATGCTTAGATTTGATCCGGCTGGAAACATAAAGATAGATAAAGCTAAGTCAACAGAGAAAGTAGATGGGCCGGTGGCCATGGTTATGGCTTATGCTCAAATAATGGTAGAAGATAGACCAACCATTTACACATCTGGAGAAAGAGAGCAAGGATTATTAATGTTATAGAATGTACCTAATTGAAAAGCTAAAAATGTCAATTATGGAGATATTAATGAAGAAACATGAGTACGCTCAACAAGTCAGGCAGATTAATTGCACAAGCGGTTATTTTCACAGATTTTACGAACTTGTTAGCGATTATCCAAGGCATGAGGATGCCTGGCAGAAATTAGAGGAAGAAAGAGGAGAGTTAGGACTGGATGAGAAATATAGTAGTTATAATTCATTTAGGAAGGCAAAGAAAACATATATGGATATTAGGTTTGTTTAACGTGTTACTGTAAGTTGTTGATTTCATACTGATTTTGTTTATTTTTACCGCATGGCAATACTTGATACCATGCGGTCTTTTTTTTCGTCGAAACGAGGCTCAATAGAAAATCCATCTACACCTATAAACGGTGACACTTTAGGTGCATTGTTCCAGCGTGGCAGTGCCGCAGGTGTGGCAGTGGATGAATACTCAATTATAGGACTTCCTGCTTTTTACAGAGCTACACAGATACTTGGTGGTGTAGTAGCATCTATTCCTTTTGATGTTATTGAGAAATTAGATAATGGAGGTACCAGGATAGCAACCGAGCATCCTAATTATAAAGTAATTTCAAGAGAGCCATCTGAATTATATACCTCCCACACTTTTTATAAAACTATGGTACTGCACTACCTGGCACATGGTGCATTTTACGCAGCGATCAATAGGAACAGCATAACTACAAGAATAAATAGCCTTACTATTCTTAATCCAACTAAAATGGAGATAGGATATAATAGTAGGAATGAACTTGTATTTAAGAATAAAGAAAACAACAAGACATATAGAGGTGATAATATCATCTATATACCTAATCTTGCATGGGATGGTGTTAAGGCTTTGTTAGTGCCAGACGTTCACCGTGACAATTTTGGTTTAGCTTTAGCCAACAGGAATTACGGTGCTAACTTTTACAAAAATGGTGCGCACTTAAACGGTGTGCTAAAGCATCCTGGAAGATTAACAAACGAGGCATACGACAGATTAAAAAGTAGCTTTAACAGAGCATTTGGTGGAAGTCAAAACGCTGGAGGTACTGCTATTTTAGAGGAAGGTATGGACTTTCAGAAAGTAGGACTTAACCCAACTGATGCAGCATTTAACGAAACTAAGAAAGCTACTATTTCCGACATAGCAAGAATTACCGGTGTACCAGGTATATTGTTAGAAGATATGGATAAGGCTACATTTGGCAATATGGAACAGTTGAGCCAGATGTTTGTAAATTATACGATAATGCCTTTGTGTGAAACCATAGAGGCAGAATTTAATAGAAAATTATTTTTTGAGGCAGAGAAATATCAGTATTGTACAAGATTTAATCTTGATGGCCTACTACGTGGTGATATAGCTGCAAGATCATCTTATTATACTACGATGCGTAATGTACTGGCGATGTCACCAAACGAAATTAGGATTAAAGAAAACATGAATCCTTATGAAGGTGGAGATTCTTATGAATTGCCTTTAGCATCTAATATAAAAACAGAGCCATCCTCCGAAGGCATTGCACATGAGCAAGGTGAAGATGTGATTGACATAAACGACGATAGCAATGGCGCACAGTGATTATCCACAGGCAGCGACTAACGCAGCAAAGAAAGCAAGGAAACATAAAGAGGAAAAAGGATCTGATTGTGGTACAAGTGTAGGATGGACAAGAGCAAGGCAATTAGCAAATAGGGAATCATTAAGTGATGACGAGGTGATTAGGACATATAGTTTTTTAAGCAGAGCCAAAGTATATGACCAAGGCAAATATTTTGACGAGAATGAGAATGAGATATGTGGAAGCATTATGTACGATGCCTGGGGAGGAAGTAGTATGTTGCCCTGGGCAGAAAGTAGAGCAAAGAAAATAATGGATGAAAGGTCTAAAGAAAATAACATGGAAAAGAGAAGCATAAATTTTGAACTAAGAGCTAAACCGGAAAGCCGCACCATCTTTGGTACTGCCACAGTGTTTAACTCCTCCTATGACATGGGATGGTATGATGAGGAAATGTCACCAGAGTCATTGAATGAGGCAGACATGAAAGATGTTGTAGCATTGTTTAACCATGACATGAATATGGTACTGGCAAGGACAAGCAGCGGCACATTAAAGCTAAATGTCACAGGTAATGCAATGGAGTACGAATTTGAGGCACCAAACACTACATTAGGCAATGATCTCTTGGAGATGGTTAAACGTGGTGATGTTTATCAAAGCAGCTTTGCATTTACCGTAGAGGCAGAGGACTGGCAAGAAAGATCAGGAATGAAACCTAAAAGATTTATACGATCTATAAAAAAAGTGTATGATGTTTCACCGGTAACTTATCCAGCTAATCCGGACACAATGGTAGCTAAAAGAAGTTATGAGGCTACAAAGCAAATAGATGAAGATTTGCTAAAAGTGATTGATATATCTGTTAAATCAGAAATAAATATACAGAACGAACTACGCAGGAACGCCCTGCATTTATTAAATTTAAAAACAAAATAATGAACTCTAAGTTGTTAAGAGAAAAGCGGGCTTCCGATTACGCGATAATGGAGGACTTGCAGAAGAGAGCAGCTGGCGAAGGTCGTCTAATGAATGCCGAGGAATTGGCACAATGGGATGCCGCAGATGCGAACTTTAAAAATTATACAGACCAGATTTCTCGTTTAGAAAGATGGAATGAAATTAATGCTGAAGAAAGAGGAGTAAATCCTATTGAGCAGAGCATTAATGCAATGCCAAGAGATGCAAGGGAGATTGTAAAATCACCAGAGTATCATACAGCATTTATGAAAGCACTTGCAAAGCGTGACTTAACAAGCAATGAGCAATCAATGCTTAGAGAGATGCGTGG